GAATCAGTAAATGGTCTACAAGAGATTGCAGACTTTATGGGAGATGAAGAGCTTACACAGGCTCTTACAATGGTAGCCAAGCTTATTATTAAGCCAGATATTCCAATTCAGGTAGCCACCATTGAGATCGTAAGGTTGCAAGCAATTGCAGCCAAGATGTCTCTAAAGGCAACCTGGATGGTTAACGTAGAAAAAGGAGACAGGGCAAAGAAGAACATATACTTCACCGCTGCAGATGCTATTAATGAGCTAGTTGCAGCACTCAAGTATATTGCCCGATAATATGATGGCTAAGAATTTACTTAATGAGGTAATGCTCAAGGCAGAGCTAGCTGCCAAAAAGAAAAGCTTCCTAAATACCGATGAGCTAATTGAAAAGATTAACTCTGGGTATATCGTAAAGCGTGTTCCAAAACACACACAGAAGAAAACTTTTGCACCTAGCACCATCGCATTCTCTCATGGAGAGTGCCCAAGGTATTGGTACATTGCTTTTGACGGGGCAACCTTTGAAGACAATGCTGATGCTTATGGCGGTGCTAACATGACCAATGGAACCAAGTCTCACGAAAGAATTCAGCAGGCTATGGCAGATGCTGGAATACTAAAAGATGCTGAGTTTAAGATTACTAGTAATGATCCACCTATCTTTGGATTCGGAGATGTCATTCTAGACTGGGAGGGTAAAGACCTCCTGGGAGAAATCAAGACAATGCCGTCTGAGGGGTTTGAGTATCGTAAAGCAGCAGGTAAGCCAAAGCTAGGCCACCTAGTTCAGCTGCTTATTTACATGAAGATTCTAAATAAGACAGAGGCAGTGCTTATTTATGAGAATAAAAATAATCACGAGCTACTGGTTCTGCCAGTTGAAATAAGCGATTATTATATTAAGTGGGTAAACCAGACATTTGACTGGATGAGGGCTGTTCGTAAGGCATGGGTTGACAGAACCCTGCCAGAGAAAAACTATAGGTCCAATTCCAAGATATGCAAGACCTGTCCTGTTAGGGCAACTTGTGACGTGGCTGGCAAGGGAGACATAAAACTACTTTCTTTGGAGCCACTAGATGAAAAGCAAGCACTGTAGCTGGTGTGACCACATTTTCGAAACCAGCGTATCTTATCAAATTTACTGCTCTCCAGAGTGTCGTCAAGACGCAACTAGAGAGAAGATAGCTGAGCGGTATGTTCAAACTAGACAGCAACGCAGAATAGGCAAGGACAGAAGGTGCAAGTCCTGTGATAAGCCACTATCAATATATAATGATGATGATCTATGTGATATCTGTAACGTTAACCCTAAGGAAGTTCGTGCTGTGCTTCGGGAGCTAAAAAGGATGACTAAAGATGAAGAATAGGTTTTTCTCTATTGACGCAAGCACCAACAGTCTTGCATTTGCCGTATTTGAAGACAGCTCTCTTATGTCTTATGGCAAGATTAATTTTTCTGGCAATAACGTATATGACAAGGTTGCAGATGCGGCTCGTAAAAGTATAGCCTTTTTTGGTGAGTTTCCAGATGTTGACAATCTAATCATTGAGCATACTGTATTTATGAATAGCCCAAAGACAGCAGCAGACCTTGCTCTTGTCCAGGGTGCACTGCTTGGTGCAGCAGCTCAGGCAGGTATCAAGTTAGCTGGAGCGGTAAACCCTATCACATGGCAGAGCTACTTAGGCAATAAAAGACTTACCAAAGAAGAACAGTTTAAGATTACTCAAGACCATCCAGGAAAAACAAAGTCTTGGTATAAGAAGCTTGAGCGAGATATGAGAAAGCAAAGAACCATTAAGCTTATTGAAATTAACTATGACAGGCAAGTTACCGACGATGATGTCGCAGATGCAATTGGAATTGGTCACTATGCACACAACAACTGGGACAAGGTGGTTGACAAAAATGGCTAAAGCTGGTAAACTATATACAAATGAATTGTGGCTTCGTAAAAGATATCACTTTGATAAGAAGACACCAGAAGAGATTGCAAAGGAGTGCAAGGTTAGCGTAGAGACCATCTATGTATATCTTGCCAAATTTGGATTGAGGAAATCACGCAGATGACACAAAATGATATCGTAAGGGTATGTACAGATATCAGCATTATGCTACAAGAAAAGAATATAGCATATGGTGATTCGGCATTGGATCCTGTTCGTATTTTTTCTAAGTCAAGCCCAGTAGAGCAGCTCCTGGTACGCATTGACGACAAGCTGTCTAGGTTTGCAAGGGGAACAGACTACCCTGGAGATAATGACATTGATGATTTAATTGGATACCTTGTACTATTAAAGATCGCTAAGGAGAGACATGGGTAGGCGTAAGCAGGTAGTTATACAGCCAAGTGGACTGGAGACAGTGCCATATATGGAAATTGATGGCTTTGCTATCAATGCAGGTGATATAATTAAAGTAAAAGGTGAATACGGAACTAAGTTTAAATTTAAAGGAGTTACCACTAACACCCTTACTGGTGCAACATGGGTAGACTGTTTTGAGATTTTTAGGGGAAAGGCCCAGCAGTTCCGTGCCTTTAAGGAAGATCGCATAAAGCGAGTTCCGCAAAAGGGAAAGAGAGCAAGGCGTGTCAACTGAGGAAGACCTAATTGGTCATCTAGATGAGGTAAATAAGGTAGTCGGCGAATACCTGAAAGGTAGTGAGCCAACAAAGATATCCAAAGAGCTGTCTATACCAAGACAGAAGGTTGTTGCCTATCTAAATGAGTGGAAGGCTATGGCTGCAGACAATGCAGCTATTCGAGCACGGGCCAAAGAGGCACTAGTTGTAGCTGATACCCACTACTCAAAGCTGATAGAAAAAGCTTATGAGGTTATTGACGAAGCTACCATGACAGCTAATCTAAATGCTAAGTCTGGTGCCATCAAGCTTGTTATGGACCTAGAGTCTCGTAGAATTGACATGCTACAAAAAGCAGGCTTGCTAGAGAACAAAGAGCTAGCAGAAGAGATGTTAGAGATTGAATCACGCCAGGAAGTTCTTATTGGAATACTAAAGGATATTGCTGCAGAGCATCCAGAGATTAGAGACAAGATTATGAGCAGGCTATCCTCCGCAATGAAGCAGGGGCAAACAGTTACGGTGGTATCTGAATAATGTTTGATGATTTCCTCGATGCCCTCAAGTCTGATATCTTTGATGAGATACCAGTAGATGCTAAGACATTTGTCGAGGGAGAGGACTATCTAGGACAGCCACCACTTTCAGATACACAGTATGATATCGTAAAGGCTATGAGCCAGATATTCCGTAAAGAAGATCTGATTGACATGATGGGCACTGAAGAGGGGTCTCGCTATTACAATAAATATACTAAGAATGAAATCATTCTCCAACTAGGAAAGGGAAGTGGTAAAGATTTTACATCAACAGTTGCGTGTAGCTATATCGTTTATAAGCTATTGTGTCTTAAAGACCCTGCTCGTTATTTCGGTAAACCTAGTGGAGATGCTATTGATATTATTAATGTTGCCATTAATGCTCAGCAGGCCAAGAACGTTTTCTTTAAGGGCTTTAAGAGCAAGATCGAACGGTCGCCTTGGTTTGCTGGCAAATTCTATGCTAAAGCTGAGAGTATTGAGTTTGATAAGAGTATCACTGTCTATTCGGGACACTCTGAACGAGAATCCCACGAGGGCCTCAACCTTATTCTGGCAGTACTGGACGAGATCTCTGGTTTTGCTAACGAGGTTGGCACAGGCAATGACCAAGGCAAAACTGCAGATAACATCTACAAGGCCTTCCGAGCCTCAGTAGACTCTCGTTATCCAGATTTGGGCAAGGTCGCATTGCTCTCATTCCCAAGGTACCCAGGAGACTTTATCTCTCAACGTTATGACGATGTAATCGCAGACAAAGAGGTAGTTACAAAAACACACACCTTTGTCATGAATCCAGACTTGCCAGAGGATCAGGCTGGCAACTCTTTGACTATTGAGTGGGACGAAGATAGTATTATTAGTTATAAGTATCCAGGAGTATTTGCCCTCAAAAGACCAACATGGGTAGTGAACCCAACTAGAAAGATAGATGATTTTAAGCTAGCATTCTTTACCGATATGGGAGATGCTATGCAGAGATTCGCCTGCATACCAACGTTTGCCTCTGACGCATTCTTTAAGCAAAGGGATAAGGTGCAGCAGGCTATGTCGATTAGAAACCCAATAGATAGCGTGCGTCGTTTTGAAGAAACGTTTAAGCCAGACCCAGACAAGGTTTACTATGTTCACGCAGACCTTGCTCAAAAGCATGACAAGTGTGCTGTGGCTATTGCTCACGTAGAGAAGTGGGTAAACATTCAGGTAGTCAAAGACTATGAGCAGATTGCACCAATTGTAGTTGTGGATGCTGTTGCTTGGTGGGAGCCAAGGATAGAGGGACCAGTGGATCTTTCAGAAGTAAAGCAGTGGATTCAAAACTTACGCAGACTTGGATTTAATATCGGGCAGGTAAGCTTTGACAGGTGGCAGTCCTTTGATATCCAGAATGAGCTAAAAGCTATAGGAATGAGAACAGATACTGTCTCTGTAGCAAAGAAGCACTACGAGGATATGGCCATGCTTATCTATGAGGATAGGCTAGTCATGCCAGCCATTGACCTGCTATTTGAAGAGCTTACAGAGCTAAAGATTGTAAAGCAAAATAGAGTAGACCACCCACGCAAATCGTCTAAGGACTTGGCTGATGCCGTCTGTGGTGCTGTTTATGGAGCTATCTCTCACACGCCTCGTAACATGAACGATCAAGTAGAGATTCATACATTTAGGGATAGACCTAAAGATAATGTTGCAGAACCTCCTAAAAACGTGATACAATATAAGCCCAGTAAAGAGAAAATAGAAGAGTATTTGGCTCAATTTGATGTCATTTAGAAAGCGAGGTATTGGTGTCACTACCAATCCGCCTTGTTTACTTTTCTAATGTTTCAGAAAATACTAAAAGATTTGTAGAGAAGGTAACCAATAATGGAGTTCGTATCCCAGTTCGTTCTAGCGATGCTAGGGACTTCAGCGTGGATTTCGAGTATGTATTGGTTGTGCCAACCTACGGTGGCGGGGCTGAAGGTCCTGCAATTCCAAAACCTGTAAGGGTTTTTCTTAACAATCCTGCCAATAGGGATTTATTGCGTGGTGTCATAGGCACTGGTAATACAAACTTTGGCAAACATTACTGCAAGGCAGCGGATATGATTTCTGCTAAAACTGGCGTACCTATTATTGCCAGGGTAGAAATCACGGGCACGCCTTCAGACATAGAACTAGTAAAACAAAGGTTGGAGATACTATATGGAACAGGTTAGCTACCACGAGCTCAATGCAATGCTTAATATGTACGATGCAAACGGAAAGATTCAGTTTGACAAGGATAAGGAGGCAGCTAAGCAGTATTTCTTACAACACGTTAATCAGAACACAGTATTCTTTCACAGCATTGAAGAGAAGCTAGAGTATCTAGTAGATAATGATTACTATGACAAGGCTGTTCTTGACCAGTACTCGCCAGAGACACTAAAGGACTTGTTCAAGCATGCTTACTCATATAAGTTTAGATTCCCAACCTTTGTGGGTGCTTATAAGTTCTACACCCAGTATGCACTAAAGAATTTTGCTGGAGACAGATACCTAGAGCGTTTCGAAGACCGTGTCGTAATGAACGCACTGATGCTTGCTCGTGGCGACAAGAAGTTTGCCAAAGACATTATTGATGAGGTTATCACTAATCGTTTCCAGCCAGCTACTCCAACATTCCTGAATGCTGGTAAGAAGCAGCGTGGAGAGTTTGTGTCCTGCTTCCTGCTACGTGTTGAAGACAACATGGAGTCTATTGCTCGTGCAGTCTCTTCATCTCTACAGCTCTCAAAGCGTGGTGGTGGTGTAGGACTTAATCTAACCAACCTACGTGAGCTAGGTGCTCCAATTAAGAAGATTGAGAACCAGTCTTCAGGCATCATCCCTGTGATGAAGCTTTTGGAGGACAGCTTCTCCTATGCAAACCAGCTAGGAGCTCGTCAGGGAGCTGGAGCCGTCTACCTAAACGCTCACCACCCAGACATCAT